ACCTATAGGACAACTACTAGTAGTTAACCTTTCAGACCTCCTATAGGGCACTAAAGCGACATTAAAGCAATGCTTTTCAATCTATATAGTTATTATAGCATACTTTTTAGCAAATGTCAAGCACTATTTACTGTTAATGTTACGCCATAGGCTCCCCTGTTCCTTTCTAGGCGGATTCTCAGCCGTAACAGCGTCTCCGCAGTCGCCTTCATAGCCCTTTGTTATCAACAACTTAGACTTTATAGCTATATGTTATAACTGTGTTGCTTTTTAGTCTAATTTAGCCCTATTTTGTATCTGAGCTGGTACAGTAACAATCTCCGCAGCTACGCCACCTCCCCCGTCCCCTCTAGCATACCCACCTTAGTCTGTCTAGCCTGGAGTGTGACCAGCAGAGGCTGATTAGTCACCATAGATTCTGTACAGGCAAGAGAGAGTATGCTAGTAGGTACTGCTCAGGACTACTAACACTGTCTAGCCACCCCGTCAATGCTTTACCTATTTATTAGTGTGACTCAATAGCCTGGTCTGGTCACGTTAGGTTACATAGCCATAGCAGCTCCAGAATCGTCGTCTAAGCTACTTACCTGTTAGCCTATGCCATAGCATTGCTACAGGTGCTAAACGCTGGCATTTACTAAAGCCCAGCAATGGCGCGGCCTACAGCGCAGCTCTATATACCTATATATAGTAGGTAGATAGCTATAAGTTTGATGAATACTTTGTTGTTCCATTATATAAAATAAATATGCAAATAATTTGAACTAACTAGCAGCAGTGTTGACTAAGTACTACAACAATGAAGCGCATAGCGCAAAGGACTACAACAATGACCAACAAAATAAACTTTAAAGATCGCGATACCTTATCTATGCTGCGCGAAGCTGTAGGGCATGCTGAGATCAGGGTCAGTCAAAAGCGCAGAGAGCTAGAAAACCCTACAGATTTGGAAATGGCCCGCATGAGAGTGAGAGAATCTGAGTTTAGCCTGCTATCTTCTCAGCTACATTTAGAATGGCGTTTAAGTCTAAATAAAGAATATGCTAAATTAAACGATAGTATCGAAAGGAAAAAAGATAAGCTGCAGGCAGATATCGCCAGACTAGACGTAGAGAGGGCGCAGCAGCATCTAGACTCGGCTGAATCTACATATAGATTGATACTCTCTCAGCAATAGTTGATTTATATTAGGCATTCGCATAGAGTGCCTAGCATTAAACCAATTAATACAGACCAATAGAGGACTAAACAATGGATAACCAAAACCTATATCAATCGCTATTTCCCAGTGTATCTTTTAGCGACAAGGTAGCTGTATATTTTAAAGACGGTTCAGTTATTGAGCTAAAGCATTTGTACTACGATAGCTCGGCACTAGACCAAATCTGCTGGGAAAATGTAACCGATTGCCATGAAATCTAAAAGGGGCTTTATAATGAACACTTACATAGATATAAAAGAGCTGATACCCGAAATACTGGAACTAGGCTGGGCTGTTAAGAATGATACTTGGACGGATTGCCCATGGTCTGTTTATGACCAGTTACAAGCAGACTATGTAGCATATTTGTTAGAAACAGGGGCTTTATAATGGATAATCAACGTCAAATTGAGATTAACAGGGCTCACGCCTACCTAATGCAGAAAGAACTGGATAGGGAGCTAAACAAGATTAACAGAGTCTATTACTGCACGTTAACTCTGGCCGTCCTTACTATACTCGGTGGCCTAATTATTTATATTAATTCAATCTGGAGCGTATAAGATGAGCATTGAACAACTGAAAAACGATTTCTCAGACTTCGACAATATAATCAGCGATTGCAACCATGTAGTGCGTAGGTTCTATCGCTGCTATGTCAACGGCGATTACGGCGAAGATGTTTATACCAAGCTACAGACTCACTGGTTAGATGTTAACACTGACAAGCAGGCGCGGATGTTTGTTATACAATCTTTCGTTGAATATAACGCGCTCGACTACTCACTGAGCACCCAGCAAGTGCAGCGCTGGTTAGTTAACAACATAGGCCGTGATAAACTGGAGCAGTTAAACCAGCAGCTAATAAATGACGTTAGGGAATTGAAACAGGAGGTTGCAGCATGACCAGCAGAGAAAAAATAGAAGGTCTTTATATGGATTGGTTCAATAACTTTTTAACCGTTGATAGATTCGCGGAATACTACGGCCTAACAGTAGAGCAAGCCAGCAGAGTAATAAACACTGGCCGCGCTTTAAACCATAGAAGGCCGTCATTGTCTAACCATTGGCAACGCCTACGCGCAGATTATCCAGCTATTGAGCGCAACGCCTAAATATTCCCTGTAGTAGTCCAACCTTTGCCCAGTGTTAAAGCTGGGCTTTTTTATGCGCCTATATAATATAAGCCTGTTTAAGGCCCTGCAATGCCACCCAGTACCCTAGCACCTAAAACACTGTAAAACGGCTTAGACGGCTTTATATGGCCTTGTAGGACTATAGCTAGTGGTTGCTGGTAGTTGTTACACCATAGCATCGCTATTGCTGGGTGCTATAGACGCAAGAGTCCCTATGAGTACCGAGGCAACCTGTTTCCCGTAATAGAGGCAATAGAGAGGCAATAGAGAGAGACTATAACGTGACCAGAACCTGGCATTGGGTCACACTATAGGGCTATAGAGTATTGAACTATTGAGGGAGAGAGACTCTAATACCCTGCACTTTAACCAATAGAGAGAGAGATAACATGGCTATAAAGATTCACACGGTTGAACGCACTAGGAAAATACGCGCGCAAGATGTTTGGATGATTGTTTTGGACGTAAAAGCTAAAGGAAGAGGCTACAATGATTTTCTTGGGTTTCATTGTCATGGTATAGACATAGAAATTACTGGCACAACCCTGCACGATATATTTTTAGGCGCTTTAAGCCAAGACCATAATAAACACTTTAGGGCATTATTAAAAAAACATATTGATTATTTAGATGCAGAAGACAGGGAGGCTATATAGTGGATTTTGCAGATATAGAGAATGATCAGCTTCGAACTGAGGCTATAGAGCGCTATGTTGTATGGATTGAGAGCCTGCCCTATAGAGTAGGTAGAGCTGAGCAGGATAGCATCAGAGAGACTATAATTAACGACCTGGAGAACTAATATGCAACTATTTAAAGGCCCTAATGATACGTTACACGGTGATGAACACTTAATAGAGCTAGAAGACTGGGAGCTGCGGGAGAGATTCTTTAGCGTCCTGAGAGAGTTAACAGCAGCAGCAGACACTATAGAGAAACTGAAAAGCCCTAAATGGACTCCTTACCCTGAAGATATTGAAGCGCTACAGGATACTTTAGAGGAGCTGAAGTATTCTTTGAAGTAGAACTGCTAGTAGTTATTGCTACAGGAAGGCTGTTTTGTTACTATATAGTCCTGAGGGTAGCATAGATTTTAACAATTGACAAACAGGAATTTAAAATGTTTAAAGAATATATGGTTAAGGGGACTATGAACCCTGAAGTGCAGGCAGTGTTTAAAGCTGCCGCAGATATTAGCAACGGTGTTTTCTCACTGAAGGAAGCAGCGCAGCATTACAAAGTACATCCAGCAGTGATTGTGCAGTTTATATCAGAGAGTGCAGAGTATGATATGGTGTTCAGTAGAGGAGGCGATAATGATTCTAACTAGTAGAGATCGCTTGGTGTTAGAGGGAAAACCTGTTAGAGTGAAGGGTAGCTACAATATACCAGAAGAGAGGACGGCGTATTGCAAGCATCCAGAGCAGACAGACTGGACTAAACCCTGCCCAATATGTAAGCGCAGGATTCGTGTAATAGCTAAACACTTAGAGAGTAAATCAGCATGGTTATCTTAGGACGCAACTTAACAATAGAGTATAGACTGGGCGTAGGTTTTGATCTGGAGTTTCCAGACAGCAGGCCAGTGTGGATATACAATGTCAGCAAAGAGAGCATAGAAGTAATGCCTTTTCAGGGTGTTATCCTACATCTACCACTTTGCCTAATCAGCTTTGGCAGAGTTTATGAGGAGATTTTTGAATGAGTGTAGCAACCCATCAACCCTGCCCAGACTGTGGCAGCAGCGATGCGCTACAGGTGAACAAGAATAGCACCTATTGCCATAGCTGCGGGACATATACAAAGACTGAAGGAGGCTATCAACCTGTAGAGATACCGCAGGATGATCAGCCTACACCAAAGCCCAGCTTCAGTGCTGTGGAGAACATGCTAACCACGGGTAAGTATCAGAGCATAGTATCCAGAGGACTCACCACCGCCACAGTGAAGCATTACGGCATCCTAGAGACTCCAGACAGAACTTATTTCAGCTATCACAACCCTGATAATGCTTTAGTGCCTATTGCGGCTAAGATACGGCTACCTGATAAGCAGCACAGCATTGTAGGAGACTGGAAAGGCGCTGGGCTATTCGGTCAGCATTTGTTCTCTGCTGGCTCTGCCAAGTATGTCACCATCACTGAGGGAGAGTTTGACGCTGCTGCAAGCTACCAGATGCAAGGGAGCAAGTACCCAGTAGTGTCAGTCTGTAATGGCGCTAGTGGCGCTCTGAAGGACTGTAAGGCAGCCTACGAGTGGCTAGACAGCTTCGATGCCATTGTCATCTCTATGGACTCTGATGAACCTGGTCAGAAGGCTGCGAGAGAGATTGCAGAGCTGTTTGGTGGTAAGTCAGCCATTATGAAGAACCCACCAGAATACAAGGATGCCTGCGACTACCTAGCCGCTAATGACTCCAAAGCATACATTGCTGCCTTCTGGGGAGCAGAGAAGTTTGTACCTGATGGTATCATCAATGGCGCTAGTCTCTGGGATGAAGTGAACAGGCCAGTAGAGAAGTCTGCTGTAATGTACCCATGGGAGAGCCTGAACAAGCTAACCTACGGTATCAGAGAGGCTGAGCTAGTCACCATCACAGCAGGCTCTGGACTAGGTAAGTCACAGTTTGTGAGAGAGATAGTGTGGCACATCCTGAAGCACTCTGAGGAGAACATAGGCTTACTATTCCTAGAAGAGAACGCACGTAAGACTGCACTGTCTCTAATGTCACTGGCGGCTAACAAGCCCTTGCACCTACCTGATATAGAAAGCACTGAGGAGGAACGCTGGGAGGCTTTTGAGGCTACCATGGGCACTCAGAGGTTGTTCATGTTCGACCACTTCGGTTCTACCAGCATAGACAACATCATAGCTCGTTGCCGCTACATGGCTAAGGCGCTAGACACCAAGTTTCTGTTCCTAGACCACGTTAGTATTGTTGTATCTGCACAGAGCAACGGTGACGAGAGGAAGGCGCTGGACGAGATATGCACAAAGCTGCGTATGTTGGTTCAAGAGACTGGTATCACACTGTTTATGGTGAGTCACCTGAAGAGACCAGACGGTAAAGGCCACGAGGAAGGCGCTGCTAGTAGTCTGTCACAGCTCAGAGGCTCTGCATCCATTGCACAGCTCTCAGACATGGTGATAGGACTAGAGAGGAATGGTCAGGCTGAAGACCCAATAGAAAGGAATACTACCAATGTCAGAGTGCTGAAGAACCGCTTCTGTGGTACTACAGGGCCAGCTGGCGGGTTGTTATTTGACCAGAAAACAGGTAGAATGGTAGAAGTTAAGGAAGAGGGATTATAAATGAGATGCATAGCGTGTAACAAGAATTTATCGGACTTTGAGTCTACAAGGAAATCTGCTGAGACAGGTGAGTATTTAGATTTGTGCAATGACTGCTTCTTTTACACTGAGGATGACATTGCTACCATTGACAGAGATGACCTGAGAAGTGAATCTGACACAGTATTGGAGAGCCAAGAATATGAGCAAGATTGGAACTTGGGTAATGACAGTTCAGGAGAGTAAGGCTGAACTGAGTAGACTAAACCCTTTCGACAAACACAGTAATAAAGAAAACGCAGCGAGGCAGTATTATGTTGATTACGCTGGATATAGAAACCAACACCAGCCACGACACTATCTGGATAGTAGTAACTCAGGACGTTGAGACTGGTGAGATGCTAGAGCACTACTCTGCTGAGACTCTGGAGCCTCTGCTGCGTGGCTCAGAAGGCGTTATTGGTCACAACATCATAGGCTTCGATGCGCCAGTGCTAGAGAAGCAGTGGTCACTACAGATACCTACAGAGAAGCTAAAGGATACGCTAGTACTCAGCAGGCTCTGGAACCCGTCTTTGGAGGGTGGACATAGCCTGGACTCTTGGGGCAAACGCTTTGGCGACCACAAGATAGACTTCCACGACTATGACGGTGGACTGTCTGATGAGATGGTGGAGTATTGCAGGCAGGACGTAGCACTAACCACAAGGCTGTATAAGCATTTAACAGACACACTGAAGCGAGAGGAGTTTAAACAGCAGTGCGTAGATTTAGAAGAGAAGGTGTACACCATTACGGCTCAGCAGGAGCGCAACGGCTTCATGCTAGACGTAGAAGCAGCTACTTCACTATGGCAAGACATAACTCACAAGATGAGGACGATAACAGCGGAGCTACAGAAAGTGTTTCCACCTATAGTGGAGGAACGCTGGAGCGAGAAGACAGGCAAGAGACTGAAGGACAAGGTGACTGAGTTTAACGTAGGCTCTCGTAAGCAGATTGCAGAGAGGCTAGAAGGTGTAGGTGTTAAGTTTAAGTTACAGACTGAGAAGGGAGCTATCATTGTTAATGAGAAGGTGCTGGAAGGCATCGACATCCCTGAAGCTAAGATGATCTACGAGTACCTGATGCTACAGAAGAGAGCAGCACAGATAGACTCTTGGTTAACTCACGAGAAGGACGGCAGGGTACATGGTAGGGTTATCACCAATGGCGCTGTAACAGGCCGTATGACGCACCACAGCCCTAATCTGGCACAAGTACCTTCTGTGTCTGCACCGTATGGTAGAGAGTGTAGATCATTCTGGACTGTGCCTGAGCACCACAAGCTAGTAGGCTGTGATGCCAGCGGCTTAGAGCTGCGTATGCTTGCACATTACATGCGTGACGAGAACTACACCAACGAAATACTCAGCGGTGACATCCACACAGCTAATATGAAAGCAGCAGGACTCACTGACCGCAACCAAGCCAAGACTTTCATCTATGCCTTCCTGTACGGTGCAGGGCCAGCTAAGATAGGTCAGATAGTAGGAGGTGGCTACAAAGAAGGACAACAGCTTACAGATTCCTTCCTACGCAACACACCAGCACTGGCTAGGCTACGAGAGCGTGTATCTAAGTTCTCAGCAGGCGGTACACTTCCAGGTTTGGACGGTAGGCGCTTACGGGTCAGGTCAGAGCATGCAGCACTTAACACGCTGCTACAGGGTGCAGGCGCTATAGTTATGAAGCAGGCACTGGTGTTGATGGTAGAGTCACTAGACACGTACGCTATTCCGTACAAGCTAGTAGCTAACGTGCATGACGAGTTTCAGATAGAAGTACCAGAGAATTTTGCTGATGTAGTAGGCAAAGCAGCAGTACGAGCCATCAAGAAAGCAGGAGAAGTGTTAGACCTGCGCTGCCCTCTTGATGCTGAATACAACGTAGGTAATAACTGGGCAGAGACGCATTGACAAATGTGTACGAAATATGGTATAATATACATAGATCAGTTGTGATCTAAAACAGCACTTAAACGCAACAATTCAATCAAAGGTGATATTATGAGTGAAGCAAAACCAGTAACAGTAAACGCAGAGATGATGTGGTCTAGCCTACAAGAGGTAAACCG